CTGCGAAAAACAGAAGTCGCTTGTTACGGCGACAACTGCCACCGCACTCCTCACACATTTGGTCACTCCTGCAGTGGTATCCATCTCCACCGCAGGCCGGCGCCACCGGTGTCATAGCGAGATACGGAGGAATTAACCTCCGACGCTGTCACCTCGCCACGACCAGCCCACCACCTCATGTACTCATAAGAGTCAACCACAGAAAGGAGTTCTCCGGGTTGATCCTTGTAGTCATATGAGATAGTCCAACATCGAACCTCAGATCTCTGGTAATACGGTTTTCCCGGAATATCCGGCTGCTCTCGAGAACGAAGATGTTTATTCTTCGGAGAGAGAGACCGTATACCAAAGATTTTGGGGTCCGAAACGTAGGGTATAGGATTATAGCGTACCGAGCCATCGCGGCCCGGCTTGCATCCCCACGTCGTGATTGAGTTGCGTAGGAAGCGGTAGAGTTTTAAGTCTCCGCGATCCCACGCCTCGTTCAACAGGTGGACTTGTGAGACGACATGCGAGGCGGATGTTTTCCGCCTCACCCCTTTAATCCTGAAGTATAGGGGCGTAATGTCGTGACCGTTCAGATAATACCCTCCGCAGGACTCACGGAAGGCCTGTGCGCCAACAAAGGATTTCTCCTCGTTGACGTCAAAACCTAAACGGGTCAAGATGGACTTGACGAGCTGTGTCAGACTCCCGTCGACACAGATATCGTCACCGTAGACGGCTAGAGGCTGGAAATAACGCTGATCGTAAACCGGAGTACGCGAAAATTTTGCGATACATCGGGCGACGTTCAGGGGTAACCAGTCTTCGAAACTAGCCGCTACGCACTCAGTTTCGTGGGTGCGCAAGCACGCAGCATATATGCAAACCGCCGCAAAGATTAAACATTGCGTAGGGAAGCACAGAGCCGATCCCATTGGTGCAAACTTGTTGAGGCGATAGGTCTTATCACCATCAACAATAGCACTGTGTGATCGGGTAACGAGCATCGGTATAAGCCACGAGGCAGGAAAAATCCCGCGTACGAGCTTAATCGATACACTGTCGCTGGCAGCAGAAAGATCGAGAGTATCAATATCGCCGGTATAAGAACCGTGCAGACTGAGCTCTCTATTTCTGGACTGATCCCTTATGTCTATAAAGGAGGACATTGGGGATTGCTCGATAAGCCTGAGGAATTCTCGGGCCACAGCCTGTTGGAAAAACATCAAGACGTTCGGTTCCATACAAATGGACCGAGACACCTTAAGGTTCTTCGGAACAAACCGTAGGCGCGCTTCCCTCGAGCTAACACCATTAGCAGGGGACCATCGTGAAGGGTCAGGGATGACCCTATCAACGGTAAGTCCGTGATCCTCCCCATAACCATACATCCCTGTATGGCCATGAAAGAAGAAGCGATCGATCAGGGGATCGAACTGGAAGTTGCGTAACTTACCAATCCTCCCCTTGACACCTCGCTCCTGGACAGCACCCGGGCCAAATTTAGGCCGGAGATCGTCAAAGGAGAACGTTGGTAAAACGTGAGACAGAATAGTCTTCAGAGACTTAATGTCACGGGTGTCGTAAGACCAATCACTTAGCTTATTCTCTATGCCAATCCATCCGCGAAAAGCGGTAGAGTTGAAGGTTTCGTCAACATAATCTAACTTCTTACCGAAGTTAAGGAATGTGTACAGAAACCCCAATACCTTGGCATCGCCGGTCAGATAGTACCTATGGTACTCCTTGAATACTGGAGTACTTCGGAATTCATCTATCCAGTCACCTATTGAGGTGCCTGAGCCATACAAGCTATGTCGTGAGACAAGCTGATGGGCTAGATCGGCGTACCGGACAACCACGGATTTTATCCCGTGAGCGGAGATCTCTTTTAAGAGGTCCACGTAAAGCCTAAAAGGCTTCTTGCCCGGTTCGAGTGGGCTATCTGCTAAGAGCGAAATCCAAGAAGCGATAAACAACGCAACAATGTCACGGTTCTCGCCCACTGGCACGCTCAACGAATCAACATAGGCATCGTCGATTTTGATACAACGACGCCCGTTCGAGGTACTGAGCAGTACCTCGTGTAACACTACTTGACTTCAGCGGCCCCATAAAGAAGGTCGAGAAGCCAGGAGGTGTCACGGACTTTCGTCGTGACCGACAGGTACATGAAAGAAAACATGTTACCAATCAAGTCATCGGCATCCGCAACCTCAATGGTCATGTCCGCTGGTAGTTCAATGACGATCTGTCCCAAGATTGGTTTCTTGGTGACAGCGCCAGTGACGCTATCAGTAGCGGACGCCCATGTGGTCAGGGCCATCGTCACGCGACGGATAGGGCCGGCCGTTCGTCCTTGGACGTTCGAACCGTAAGAGACAACAGCCGGGTAGGCGTTGTCGCCCGAAGCCAACACGTAATCGTGGAACCTGTCACCGTTTTTAGCGGTGCGAGGTCCCTGCGAGATCATCTCTGATTTCGCAGCAACTTCGACACTCACATCTTCCACAGAAGTGGCGATGTGATCGAGGGAGTAGGAAATGGACATTGTGCCAACCTTTCGTTGAGCAAACTCGCAAAGCGAGTGGATATAACCCAGCTACGATAGTAGCTGGTAAAGGAGACTACCCAACGTCCCACCATTGGTGAAACCGCTAGGTATACCAAATCCGAACTTACTATCACGGACAACTGGAGTAAAGCGACTAATGTCGCGATAGTACAGCCGAAGTGAAGCAGGTTCTGCCCCCGAACTAGACATCTCCAAAGAATCTAGTTCAAAGGCTGTTAACGGACTGGTAATAGTGTAGGAGTGGATATAGTACGCCGGCAGCGATGTTAATAACAAAGCATACTCGGCGCGCCTAATCGCATTTCCAACACCGGTGAACCAGTTCACCACAAAGGTGAACGGGACGAGATCCCAGAGGTTGGAAGGCTTTGGTAATATACCAATAGCATCAGCCCCTAGGATGGTGGACAGCAAGCCGCTAGGGCTACCATCCATGACGATCTTAGAACGGGTAAGAATGGTGACTTCTTCTCGACCAAGCACATTGTGTAACTTAGTACGAAAAGAACCGCGTCCGATTAAGTTCTCAGGGTAATGACCCATCGAACTCATTGTCGATAGCAGTGCAGGCAGGTATTCCGTGAGGACCTGAAAATAGGGTCGCCACTGGAACGCAGCTTGCAAATGCGTAGACGTAGCAAGATCCAGTATTTCTCGTAAAGTCGAGAAACTTAGATCCCTACGCAGAAGACGCCCTAGGACGTCGACAGATTCCCGAATTTTCGGGATAGCTGACGCCAAATCGGGTATCTTCTGAAGGTTCTGGAGGATATTAACGTCCAGAGACCCTTCCGCCTCTTTAAAGGCATCGACCGTTGAGAATAGGGAAGACGTAGCAAGGTCGCGAAAGTCCTTGTCGACCGCATCAACAAACTTGTTGAGAAAGCGGCCAGACTTGAGCGTTTCGCGAACGAGCATCGCCCGTCCCCATTCCCCTATTGGTGATCGGTCAGGATAACCGAGAATCAGCGGGCCGCACGTCATGTGCCCCTCGCTGCAAACCCCTTCCGATGGCCCCACAAAAGGACCATTAGAAGTGCCATTGGCAAAACGATAAGTCGTGAAGCCAGGGCGGGTTAGCCTGTAATTAGAACCGACACCAGGCTCCAAATCAACGGGTGGTACCTCAAAAGGTATCACAATAGTAGTATCCCAGTCCCATTGCCCGCCACCAGTAATATCGTGGACGTGGCAATGGTAGAAGATGAGACAATACTCCTGTGTAAGGAGTCGGTCAACCGAAGAAATAACTCGGTTAACAAGGTGTGAACCATCGAACACGAAGTCCGAGAGCTCGGCTCCAATTAAGGAGTCCAAGACATCAAGGAGATTCCATGACGAGGTACCACCTTCAACATCTACTAGCAGACTACCGGTCAGAGGGTTAAGGCCAGAAGGCTGAAAACCATAACCGATAAGTCCGTGGGTGTTCTCGCATAGGACCGTACGGCCCCATCCGATTGAAAGAACATCATGATAAACGTTGATTGGAGATAGAGTAGCAGAGATCGAACCCGAAAACGTGCCATGGCGGCACGGACGCTCACGCTCGGAAGAAGGAGGTTCAAACCTCCGACCCGAGAGTGTTGATGCGAACAACTGAAAGTTCGATATAATCGAACCATAGTTGGCTGCATCATTAGCACTGAAGGTTCCGAGAGGCCTAGGGGGTAATCCGATCTCGAGAGAGTCGGTACTGCCCTGGTACCCTAAGAACCCAAAAATGCTAGATACCGACCGAGGACCGACTGGAATGTAAAATAAATTACGAGCCAGAAGTCCGAAGAAGGAATCGTGATAGTGGCTTAGCCCGAAAAAGGCCCCTTGCGGGTAACCCAGATCGTGACTAAGACTGAACGACCAACCCACCGAAACGATGGGATTGATTGAACTATACACAAGCGTCATTGACATAACAACTCCTCTGCTACAAACGAAAACGCGGGTCACTAGAGTAACGACAGCACCCATAGCTATCCTCGCCATTTACAGCAAGGGCCTGGAGATGCAGGGTTACTACGCACCATCTTGTTCATACTTACATAGGATACCGCTTGTGAAGGCGAGTACCTGCTGCAAGATAGAACAGATGGTGGCTAGTGATTTGAGTGTCTGACACAAAGTGCCGAACTTCAAGGATCACCTCCCAGATAGTCAAGGGCGTGGCGAAATGCC